CGCTACGGGAGTTCCAAGTCAATCAGAAGAGGTTCGCGCATCGCCCTTCGTCTATGCGGCGAGCGCCCCCATGTCGTTAAGGTTATCGAGCATCGTGTAATTCTGCTTGGCGAAGCCCTGGAACGCGTTCTGCACGTCCGTCATGTTCGTGCCGAAAGTGTTCACGTTGTCGCTCATCGCGACCATGGCCTTCTGAGCCTGCGCAGCCGCCGCCTCGGTGTCACCGCCGAGCGAGCTGATTAGGGCCGCGGAAAAGCTCGTGGCCTGCTCCATGTACTGGTTCGCCGACATGCCGCAGGTCTTGTAGGCCTCTTGCGCCTGCGACAGCATGGTATTTTGCGCGTTCTCAAGCGATTGCCACTTGGCGCTCACCTGGTCGACGCTCTGGCCCATGCTCGCGGCGTAGTCCTCAAGGCTCTGCCCCATGTTGCCGAAGAGCTTCTGAACGCCGCCGACGTTCTGCTCGTAGGCCGCATAGGCATCGAGAGATTGCTTCGTGACCGCAGCCGTCGCGGCGGTGACCGCAGCCGTCGCGGCCGCGACGCCCTTCGCCGCCAAGCCAGCCGCATTGCCCAAAGTCCCCGTGACCTTGGACGCTATTCCTCCGATTTTGTCCGAAGCCTTGTCGTCGACGCCGATCTTGATAAGCAGGTCTAGCAGATTCAATCTGCACCACCTCCTAGATTTTCGCTTTAGCCAATACCTCCTCCGCGATTTCTTCTGCGCTTCGCCTGTCCACGGGCTTCCGGGCAGAACCTACGATTTCCCTCCAGGGCTGCTTTATGAATTTGTGCTGGGGCGTGAGCGCGGCCTGCGTGCTCATGTAGACCCGCCAGCTCCGCTCTTCGTCCTCGCGCTCGTGCCTGGCCTGGCAGTAACGCAAAAAAGGGCGAGCACGCTTCACGCCCGCGTACTCGCCCATGCAGAGCCAGATTAGGGACGGGTCGCGGGCCGCTAATTGAAAAAACCCGCCACCAGCTCTTGCAGCTCTCCGCCCTTGCCCATGGCCTTCTTCAGCTCGGCCACGTCCTTCACGATCTTGCGCGCGTCGGAGCACGCCTCGTACTCTTCGAGGCTTTGGCCGTCAACCGCCGCCAGGATTTTGTACAAGTCCTCGACGTTCTCCTTCATGATGCGCGGGAGGTACTTGCCGATGATGCCGACGGCCCATTCGGAAGCCTTGCCGACGTCTCCCTTGGCCTTGCCGCGATACGCCGCGACATCCTTCACGAGGTCTTCGCCGATGCCGCCCTGCATTACGTGCTCGGCGGCCTCGCCGATGAGGGCCATCGAAGCCATGAGTTGTTCAGCCGTGAGTTCATAGAATTTCATGCGGTTCCCTTTCGATTTACGCCGCGTCCGCGGTGCCTTGCTTGATATGAATCTCGAATGGGGCCTTCTCGGGGTCTTCCATCGAGTAGTGGCCAGTGAATTCGAACGCGAACTGGCCCTTCGCCTTGTCGCCTGTCTGCAACTGGAAACCGCCAGTCGAGAGCGCGTTGAGCACTTTGATGGCCAAGAAGCCAGCCTTGCCCGTGGTGCCGTCTGCGTTGATTTCCGAGTAGTCTCCAATAACCCACAGGTCTTTGAAGTCGGTGCTCTTCAGTACGGAACGCGGGACGATTCCGCCGCCAGACGCGTCAGCAGCGGCGCACAGCATCGTTCCAGCCGTGGTGTTTAGAGAAACGAAGGTTCCTGAGAGCTTCGCCTCCCAAGAATCGAGGCGCTTCATCTCCTTCATGTTCTTTGGGCAGTTGTCAATATCCTCGCCGTAGTCCGAGAACGTCGGCGTAGCGGTGAAGTTGATGCCGCCAGACGTTGCGCCAACTCGCGCATTCTCCGGGGCCTCGCCAGTCTCAAGGTTGAATTCGGTTACGATCATGCCCGCGTTGAACTGGATGTTTTTGAACATGTCGGCGGGCAGTTGGCTGTATTTCATTCGACCTCCTAGTAATTCGTTATGTACTCAATCGAGACGTTGATATATCGGCGCTTAACGGCGTTGTCGCCCGAATCCATGGCCTGGCAGAACGGCGTTCCGCGCTTGAGCCATAGAATCCCCTCGTCGCAGGCGGCAATAGCGCCGCCACGCGCGAGCGCCTTGCCGATTTCGCGGGCCTTGGAATTCGGCTCCGCCTCGCTCGTGGTTCGGTACCACAGGCTCAGCGTCGCGGCCTGCTCCCCATCGCCGAACATCGCCGTGGGAAGGTAGTAGGTCATGTAGGGCTCCTCAGCGTCCTCGGGAACGGCGTTCTCAGCGTACGCGGGGATGCCGAAGCCATCGGCCC